AATGATTAAACTTAAAAATCTATTATTAGAAATGACAGATGATGGTGTTGAGTGGGATTACTTATTATCAGAACCATACACAGCTAGAAATCATCTTGCTGCGGCATGGTGTAAAGATTCAAAGAAGGTCTTAGAGGTAGGTAGTTATAAAAATCCTATATATAAATTTTATACTGAACAAAATACAAAATTGATTACTGTTGTTGATTCCAAGGCTGAAACATTTGAAAAAAATGAAAAAATCGGTTCAAAAAATGTAAAAATATCTTCAATTGGGGAAAAGTTAGAAGATGCAAAAATTACAGATCATGATACAGTTGTGGCTTTGGGATTACATATACCCAGTAGAGAAAGTTTTGAAGTTTTTAAGAGTCATTGCCAAAATGCGAATATTGTTATTTTGGAAGGAGCAATCAATTGGCCAGCAACAGTAAGACAAATTAGTGAAATTATAGAAACACTTTCTCAATCTCATAATGTTATCGTTGACATTACACTTGATTTTTCAAATAGCAATGTAAAGCCTCTTAATCCATCTATTCCTGTTTATGATAAAAGAAGATTTATTGTATTAAAAATTTATGGAAAACAAAATGATTAAGTTAAAAGATTTATTAATGGAAGATTGGATTGAAGATAAGTGGTATCCTGCCCATACCAAATCAGCATTAAAAAGGGTACTTTTCCATGATGATATTCCCATTTATCCAAAGTCAATGGAGAAAATAATTGGTAAAATACCGATAACTTCTTTTCATGTAACAACTCTACAACATTTAGATCATGTAACAAGATTACTTGGTACTAAAAAATCTATGTCAACATTCACTCGAATGGGTAAAGATTCTCAGTTAGCTAAAGGAAAGGGTATTCAGACTGAAGGTGGAGTTGTATTTTGGTTAGAAGGAACTTTATTAGCAAGAAAATATATTGATATGCAAAGTGAACCCGATAAAACTGGTCGTAGATGGATATCTTCACTAATAGTTTTCGGTAGGGAAAAACAGCTGGTGCCATTTAATGCCGCAAAAAGAAAGAAGATACCTGACCGCGATGAATGGCAAGAATATGAGTGGGAAGTAAAAGATAAAATGATGAAAAAATATGGTGGTGGTGCAGATAATATTAGAGAATATGAAGCGGAAGTTAAAGAAATATTAAATAAAAGGGCAAATGAAATAATTACTGCCTATATTACTTTGTCAAATAATTTGTTGAAAAAACATAAAAAATTAGTAAAGAAAAATCTTTCAACACCATCCAGAAAAGGTTCTTCTTGGTGGAATGAAATTTTGATATATAATGCAAAGATTAAAGAAATATTTGTAATGAGTAGAGCATCTAAAAAAGATTTGGAGTGGGGGGATAGCAAACAAAAAGCCAGTCTTGAAAAACTTATTTCGACTGCAACAGGTGATAACCCAATCACTATTGGAACTCCAGCAAAATATCGTAAGTGGTATACGGATAGAAAAGGAAAGCTTGATGTTTATTAAGGAGTGGAATAAATTATTATGAGAACTCAATTTATGGTTGGAGAATATTATGACTAAAACACAATTGTTGTGTACTTTCACCCGTAGAAACAGACTACACGACACAGTTGATGTAATTATTGAGTGTAATGAAATAGTATTTAGCAAAATTTATGTGTTTCAAAATGAAAAAGATTATCATCAGTTAATTTGCACATACAATATAGAGCATTCAGAAGATTTTATGGAAAATGTTAAAGATACAATTTCTCTACATAGGAAGAAACAGACAAATACTCTTTATACAATAAATGCACTTAATGAAGTTATCAGATCACTAAACGAAGGTATTCTTGACAAGACATTTTCAGTACCCTGGGAAGAATATAAAAATTCATTACTTCTCACAAATGAAGATGGATTAAATATAATACCGACAAGAATTTATTCAATAATAGATGTTAATACGTGGGATAGAAATTTAGAGGGAAATTAATAGTGGAAACTTTAGCTAAGTTGGTTGCTTTAATTTTGGGTTTGATGGGATTGAGTTCTAAAGCAACATCAATAAAAAAATCCAAAGTTAAGAAAATAGATGTTAAGAAAGAAGAACTTGAGAAACAAGTTAAAAAGGTTGATAAGGAACTGAAACGGGTTAAGAAAGCACAAGCTAAAGCTAAGAACCCTATTAAGAGAAAGAAGATAAAAGACGCTGCTAAGTTTTTGAAGGATTTTGCGAAGAAGAAATGAAGAAACTAATAATTGTTTTAATATTATCATTTGGGTTTTCCCAAACAACTTTAACTAAAGAACAGGCGGATGAACTTGCCAAAAATATACAAGAATTACAAGTTAGAGCCGATTCTCTATCTATTTCAGATAGCTTAAAAACTTTAGAAATAGATTTACTTAATCAGAAGGTTGCATCGTTAGAAGAAGATTTAACTATTACAGAAAAGAAAGCTAAGTTAGTTAAGGCAAGTTGGTATGAGAACAAATGGTTATATTTTGGATACGGGGGAATTTTATCATACGCCTTAGTAACAGCTTTAAATGCACTGGACAACTTTTTTTAATGATTAAAAAAAAATCACGTTTTGGCGTTTTTGGTTTATATATATAATATCAGTCTATAGTAATAGACAACAGTTTTTTGACATTTGAAATTGGCAAAGCAGAAAGGCCGTACACCTTTCTGTGGGGTTGACTGAACAACAGGTTTTGATAAAGGCTTGTAATGTATCCCAATCCTCTATGGTAGAGAATCAGCACCTAAATGTTGGTGTTTTTAGGATGACAGTCCGTGCGGGAGTTTGAGTCAACACTACTTGAGAAAGTAAACCAACTTTTTCGCTTCATTGGGAGTACCCGAAAGGAAATCTCCCTGAGAACTGGCTGAATAAATCTTCTTTGAGGATTAAAGCAATCGGTTAGAAATTGTATTCGCCTCAACGATGTTTAATAGCATTGAGAGAGAATCGAAGTAACTTTCGGAAACGAGATATGAAGTAATCTATCAAAGTGGCTCAATGTGAAATGGTATTTTCACACCCCCAAAAATTTCAAAATTTTAAAGTAGTTCGTTATTTTCAGTCTCCACCATACCACCAGACGTGAAAACGATGAGCTACTTTTTTTTTACAAAAAAACTTGGATGGTTTTAGAATCTGGCTGATATATATTACAGAATGATGGTTACATCATTACTAATTAATAAATGAAATGTATAGGAGAATAAAAAATGGATATTGATGCAATTCGTAAGAAATTAGAACAACTTCAAACAACAAACACCAGAACAACAAATCTTTGGAAACCACAGCCTGGTAAAACTCAAATAAGGATAGTACCTTATAAGTACAATAAATCAATTCCGTTCATTGAGTTATTTTTTCATTATGACTTGGGCGGAAAGAGTTATTTGTCACCTATCAGTTTTGGTCGTCCAGACCCGATTGAAGAGTTCGCAGATAAACTAAAATCTTCCGGAAATAGGGAAGATTGGAGACTTGGTAAAAAGTTAGAAGCCAAGATGAGAACTTTTGCTCCCGTTGTAGTAAAAAGCGAAGAAGGAGAGGGTGTTAAATTCTGGGGTTTTGGTAAGACAGTTTATCAAGAACTTTTAAGTATTATAGCAGACCCTGATTATGGTGATATTAGTGATCCCGTAAATGGTCGTGATGTAGTAGTAGAGTTCAAGACAGCTGAAGAAGTTGGATCTTCATTTCCAAAAACAAATATTCGTGTAAAACCAAATCAAACTCCTGTAACTGAAAATAAGGCAGTATTTGAAAGTATTCTTGAAAATCAAAAGAACATCACAGAAATCTATCAGGAACAGTCTTATGATGAACTTGCAGAAGTTTTACAAAATTGGTTAAGTCCCTCTGATGACGAGACAACTACAAAAGAAAGTGATTCAGCTACAGAAGCCACTTTGGAACAGACAACAACTGTAACAAATGCATCTGAAGCATTTGATGAATTATTTAATAAGTAGGGGGAGTGTAATATGTCAGTCAGAGATGAATTGGCAGATGTTCTCGCTGAAAAGTTAAATAACCAATTCAAAGATTATAAGGTAGCTTATTTTCTAGACGGCTCAGACCCGACTCCAACAGACATTAAGGAATTTGTATCTACAGGTTCTACTGTGTTGGATTTGGCTATTTCAAACAAACCTAACGGTGGAGTTGCAGTTGGCCGAATTACTGAAATCAATGGATTGGAGTCAAGTGGTAAATCTTTGCTCGGTTCTCATATTTTAGCTGAAACACAGAGAAAAGGTGGAGTTGCTGTTTATATTGACACAGAAACTTCCGTCAGTAGAGAATTTCTCGAAGCAATTGGAATCGAAATTCAGAACTTATTGTATCTTCATTTGGAAACAGTTGAAGATGTATTTGAGGCTATTGTAGAAATAGTTGCAAAAGTTCGTGAGTCAGATAAAGATAGACTTGTAACAATTTTGGTTGACAGTTTAGCAGGAGCTTCTACAAAAGGTGAATTAGACGGCGATTTTGATAAAGAAGGTTGGGCGACTGATAAAGCTATTATCACAAGTAAAGCTATGAGAAAGATTACTCAGATGATAGGAAAACAGAGAGTTGCCCTTGTCTTTACAAATCAACTTAGAACCAGACTTGGTGTAATGTTTGGTGATCCGTGGACAACAAGTGGTGGTAAAGCGTTACCATTTCACGCTTCCACTCGTATCAGATTAAAAAATCTCGGTCAAATTAAAGATGTTAAAAAGAATACTATTGGTATGAAAATGAAAGCTCAAGTCATTAA